ATAAAATCTTACCAGGTCAAGATTTATACGTTGGTAACTTTCCTTTGAAATTTAACCCAGCTTGTCTTTATTATTATGAAGAGCGAGATTTGAGTTTATATTTTGTTGGAAATGTTAATGGTGCCTGGAAATCAGTTTATAACAATTTGCCGTTAGCCGTTGAACCCTGTGTGGGTCAAGCAGCGGATATGAAGAACGTTCCGGTTAAAATCGAAATGTTCCAAAAAGGTGAATTGTATTATAAACCTATGATGACTGTACCCGGTGACTGCGGTCGCCCGCTTGTTGTTGGAGATGTAGTCGTTGGTATGCATGTTGCTGCTACGAATGCTCGTGAGGAGCAGTTTCGTTACAGTGTGGCTGTCTCGTTGAGTCAGGATTTGATTGGACGAGGTTTTAAGTTCTTTGTTGATAATGGCAGAATTCCTGTTCAGTTAGATGATAGAAAGCCGCAAGGTTATCCTACACTCACTGACGAGAATCTGGTTAATACCGATATGAATTGGTGTCTTAAAACTGCTACTTCCGACGAGTTTTACTTTGCCGATATGCACCCACTTGGGTGCATTAGGCAGAGGGATATTCCTCGGATGACGTGTACAGAGACTACCATGCATCATGTCTTTAGTGACAGATGTGGTAAGTATATGAAGGCGCGTACTGGTAGGGCTGTTCCTATGGAACAACCCGATGGAACTAAGAAATATGTTTCTCCAGTAACTCGTCGATTTGATATCAAAATCGGTAATAAGGCATTTGATGGTGCGCTTATGGATTTTGTTGTTGAAGAAGCAATTAGTGAATTGCCAACTCCCACCAAACCTTTAGTCCCCATGACTTGGTATGATGCATTGGTAGGCCATCCTGACAATTTTTTGATTAATCCTAAAGATTATTCAACGTCGGTTGGCCCACTCAATTCCCTTCAAGGTCGTAAAGCCTCTATGGCTTTTACTCCTTTAGAAGAGGGAGAAGGTTTTATTATTGCCCCCTGGTTTATAGCTCGTATGGAAGAGTTAGAGACGATGGTTGCTGGAGGTAAGATTCCTGTAACTTTAAGTCGTGCTACATTGAAAGATGAGCCACAAACCCTTAAAAAATTTGACATTTTTAAGACCCGG